GCAAGCGGACTTGTTCCTCGAAGTCAACCAAAACACCATAACCTACCCCCTGAATGCCCCTGCCAATCCCGAACAATAACGAGTCAAGAGAAGGCTTCATCGGTCGCTGCATGAGCAATAATCAAACCAATGCAGAGTTCCCCGATACGGCTCAAAGATTGGCCGTTTGTGGCTCAACGTGGGAGAATCATAAGAGGCAGCAGTTCGAGTCATACTCCGACTACGGCCAAGAGATTCGGGCCAATGCAAAGAGGGGGATAGAACTCAACGAGCGGAACGGAAATAAATGTGCCACCCAGACGGGCAAGGTCAGGGCGCAGCAACTTGCCAACGGGGAAGCCATTTCGGTTGAAACCATCAAGCGGATGAACTCCTACCTGTCAAGGGCCGAAACCTATTACGACAACGCAGACGACACCTCGGACTGCGGTTACATCTCCTACCTCCTGTGGGGTGGCAAGTCGGCACTCTCTTGGTCAAGGAATAAACTTAGGGAACTTGGCGAACTCGAAGGCGAAGGATGACGAAGCCCAAGTGCAGGCTCGGATGGACTCGTTGATGATGGTCATTACGACCCTCTGCGACTGCATTGGAGCGGTGGACGAATCCAATGCCCCGAACCAGTACGAAGTGAAAATGAAAATCGTAAACAAGATTAGCGACCTAATAGACAAAATCGAATACTGATGGCAGGCCGACCCCCAATTTGGAATACCCCCGAAGAACTATGGGCTGCGTTTGAGCAGTACCGAGCCGAGAACAAGGCCAACCCTTACCGGGTGCAGGACTATGTCGGCAAGGATGGGGTCATGGTTTACCGGGACAAGGAACGTCCGATTACCTTTCGGGGCTTTGAAGGATGGCTTGCAGAGAACGGGGTTTGCTATGACCTTTCGGATTACAGGAAGGGGACTACGGACCTGCACAAGAAATTTTCCCCAATCATCACACGCATAAGGCTAACCTGCGACAAGGATATGCTGGAGGGTTCAAGTGCCGGGGTTTACTCGGCCAACATCGCCTCACGTCTGCTTGGCTTGGTTGACAAGCAGGAGAACACGGTCCACATCGAGCAACCACTGTTTGGGGATGGACTTTAAGTACACGACCGCCATCAGCCGAATCCGTCGGATGACGGCCCGGAAGAAGGTCATCCAAGGCGGAACAAGTGCAGGCAAGACCCTCGCCATCCTTGCGGTTCTAATCGACATCGCAGCAAAGAACAAGACCGAGATTTCGGTAGTTTCCGAATCCATCCCCCACCTACGGAGGGGTGCAATCAAGGACTTTGCCAAGGTTATGCAATGGACGGGCCGATGGGTCGCAGACCGATGGAACAAGACCCTGCTGACCTACAACTTCGCCAACGGTTCAATCATCGAGTTCTTTTCGGCTGATTCCGAGGCAAGGCTCCGAGGGGCAAGGAGGCAGGTCGTTTACATCAACGAGGCGAACAACATCGACTTTGAATCTTACTACCAGTTGGCAATTCGTACCAGCGAGGCCATCTACATCGACTTCAACCCGACCCACGAATTTTGGGCGCATACGGAGGTCCTGCCCGAACAGGATGCAGAACTGATCATCCTTACCTACAACGACAACGAGGCCCTGCCTGATACCATCAAGAGGGACATTGAACTCAACCGAACCAAAGCCGAAACGAGTGCCTATTGGGCGAACTGGTGGAAGGTCTACGGCCTTGGTCAGGTCGGTACGCTTCAGGGTGCGATATACGAGGACTTCGAGGTCGTGGAGGGTATCGATGTCAGCAGGGCCAAATTCGTCGCCTTAGGGCTTGACTGGGGCTTTAGCAACGACCCTACGGCACTCGTAGCAATATACCGCCAAGGGGACTGCCTCTTGGTGCAAGAACTGCTCTACGCTACGGGCCTGACCAACCAAGACATCGCAGATAAACTGCGGTCGCTCGGCATCACCCGGGCTTGGGAAATCGTTGCCGATTCAGCCGAACCCAAGAGCATCGAAGAAATCTACCGACTTGGCTTTAACATCAAGCCAGCGGAGAAAGGCCCCGACTCGGTCAGGAATGGCATCGACATCCTAAAACGCTTCAAATTGCAGGTGACCAAGGATAGCACAAACCTGATTAAGGAACTGCGGTCCTACACTTGGGCGACCGACAAGGAAGGCAAGAACACGGGGGTTCCGATTGATTCGTTCAACCACGCCTGCGATGCGATGCGGTATGTGGCACTCAACAAGTTAAGGGTCAGTAACTCGGGGAAGTATGTTGTTGTGTAACTTTGCCCCATGAACACGGAACGCATCATCGACCTTCTAATCGAAATCGGGAAGACGCTTGCAGCCGTTTTCTTCATCATCACCCTTCTAACCCTCCTTTGGACCTTATGAAAGTCATCCACTACTACCACGTTTATTGCGGAGGGAATTGGCAGTTGATACTCAACCAGCACATGATGGCCGTGTGCAATTACGGCCTAATCAACGTCCTTGATGAGATTCGTGTCGGCATTGTCGGTCCACCAGAGCAACGCAAAGCGGTCAAGGAGGTGCTGGAGAACTCGATGGTTGCCGATAAGGTTAAGGTTGTAGTAACCCGAACCAACGCTTTTGAGCAAGCGACCCTGACCGAGATGTACCGGGCCTCGCAGGAAGAGGAAGCCGTGTACCTCTACGCCCATACGAAGGGGGCAAGCGACCCGTCCCTCATCAACCAACTTTGGAATCGCAGCATGACCTTCTTCAACGTAGTCGCTTGGGAACGCTGCCTGCAACTGCTCGAAGGAGTGGATGCGGTGGGATGTCATTGGATAACCAAGGAGCAGTTTCCCCATATGGCCGATGCCAACAACCCCGAAGGCTATCCCTACTTTGGAGGTACTTATTGGTGGGCGAAGTCGAGCCACATCAAAGAACTCGGTGAGCCGAAACGGGACCACCGCTGGCAAGCCGAACATTGGATTGGCAAGAAGCCTGACACAAAGGTCCACGATACCAACCCCGGATGGCCGGGTCCCGAAAAGTTTGTAATCACATTTTAACCATGAAAGACAAAGAATTAATCGCCATCCTCGACGAGTTAGACCTCAATGGTGCCGACTATGACGGAGGAACCGACAAAGCCAACGGCCATAACTACACAAGCACCTATGCCAAGTACTTGGCTGAAATGCGAGCCGATTCCATCAACTTCGTGGAGATAGGCGTGTGGCACGGAGGGTCTATGGCTATGTGGTGCAAGTATCTGCCCAAGGCCAAGTTCCTGTTCTACGACATTGCCAACCAAGTCAAGCCAAAGGCTGACAAGCACATTGACTGGACTCGTTCAAGGCTCCACATCGCATCGGCCTACACACCCGAATCCGTGCAGGTAGCAAGGGACTATTTTAAGAACGGTATTGACTTCCTGCTTGACGACGGCCCGCACACCTTAAGCTCTATGTTGCAGGTCGTCAGCCTGTATGCACCGTTGATGAACCAAGGCGGTGTCTTAATGATTGAAGATGTGCAGAGCAAGGATTGGTTCGTGAACCTGTCGGCCGTAGCACCGAGCAATTCAATCTTTGAGGCCATAGACCTTAGTGAATCGGGCCGATACGACGACCTTATTGCCGTTTACAAGTTCTAACGATGAACATCCCCGTAATCATCAACAACCGCAACCTACTGACATGGCCCAAGGCGATGGTCAGGGACTTGAGCAAGTGGGAGGGGATTGGGGACATCTACATCGTGGACAACGGTTCAACCTACGAACCCTTGCTGGAGTGGTACGCCACCAACCCCTGCAAGGTCGTAATGCTTGGCGAAAACTTGGGCCATCAAGCCCCATGGACTTCGGGATTGGTGCAGAAACTGGGAGAGCCGTTCTATGCGGTTACGGACCCGGACCTTGACCTGTACAAGACCAGCAAGCGGACGATTCCCATGTGCTTGGAGTGGTTGCAACAATTCCCCCAAGCAGGCAAGGTCGGCCTGTCGCTCCGATGGGATGACGTGCCTCCAAGGTCGTCGTACTATACCCACGTGAACAATTACGAAGCGACTCGTCAGCGTAATTCAAGGGTCATCATGGCAGCGAGAGTTGACGTGCCTATCGACACGACCTTTGCCGTTTACAATCGGCAGGAGTACTTCATCGGTGGGGTTTCGTTGCTTGAGTCAGCGAGGCACATTCCTTGGTATTACTCGGAGAAAGAACGCAAGGCTGACAAGGAGTTCAGCCAGTACCTTGCATCGGCATCGTCGGCATCTTCCTACAAAACCTTCCTGAAACTATGAAACTCCAAGACCTCACCATCGACCAGTTCCAACGCATCGGAGCCATTGAGTTCAGCAGCGTCCTTGGGGACTATGACAAGCGTGCAGGAGTCGTCGCAATCGTTGAGGGGGTCGATATATCACTCGTCCGAGAAATGCCCGCCAAGAGCGTCCTAAAGCGTTACAAGGCCATTATCAGCGAGTGGAACGCCTTACCTGCCTTGGGTTACAAGCGAAAGTTCAAAGCCGGGGGCAAGTGGTGGATTCCAACCGTGTTCACGGATGAACTTACCGCTGGGCAGTTGATAGAACTCATGGACATCAACACGACCGACGAGAAGCAGTTGTTGCAAAACCTGCATCGAATCATGGCGACCTTGTGCCGGGAGGGCGGTCTATTCGGATTCTTCCCGAAAAAGTACGACGGGGCTGCCCATGCGGAGCGAGCCGAACTGATGAAGAAACACGCCAAGGTGGGCGACGTTTGGGGCGTTGTCAGTTTTTTTTTGCTAAGTTCAGAATCCTACTTGAAAGTTTTGAGCGACTATTCCAAGCACCTGATGACGAAGGCCGAGGGGTTGACGTAAGCCCGCTTGCCGGCTACGGCTGGCTGATGGTCGTGTGGCGGATGGCCAACAAGGACGTTCTGAAATTCGATGCCATCTTTGCAATGAAGGCGGTGGAGTTCCTCAATTATGCCCTCCTGATTCACGATATTTTAGAGGCAGAACGGATGGAAGCGGAGCGAGCAAGGCGGAGATAGACACATTCCAGCACGGGGTACATTTACCCACATGGAGTTCAACGTCTTTGTCGGTGGGTCAGGAAAGAAACTGACCGACATCCAAAGGGAGGCCCTTGCCGACTTTGGTGTAGCCCTTGAAGACGGGGCCATTGAAAACAAGTCCCATGCTTTGGTAATCAAGTGGCTTGAGGGCGTTGTCAAACTTGCTAAGCAGAACCTCGCCAATTCCAAGGCGATTGCAAGCAATGCCCTTTCGCAGTCCATAACCGTTACCCCCATATCTCTGAATGACCAGTCCTTCGTTGTTGCTATTGAGGCAGCGGATTACTGGAAGTTCGTGGACCTCGGTGTCAAGGGTGCAAACTCAACCAAGCGTGCGCCTAACTCTCCCTTCCAGTACCGGGACAAGCGTCCGCCTATCCGCCCGATTCAGGAGTGGATTGCGTTCAAGGGGATTCCGTTGGAAGGCCGGGACAAGAAGGCAGCAAACAGGTCCTTTGCCATCAACATCGCCAACAAGATTCGGAGGGAAGGTCTGCGAGCGACCAACTTCATGAGCAATGCAGTATCCCCCGAAATGATAGAGGTCCTGACCGAAAATATCGCAGAGGTCCTCGGCAAATCCATAAGCGTAGCAACAACAAGATAAAATGGCAACAACCGTCCTATCAGGGTCGCCTCAAGCAGCAACCCCCGTTTACAACAAGATGCTCTTCAAGGTCAGCGGTTCGCTGACTGCACAACCAAACTACCGTTACGTCTGCGATGTCAAGAACCCAGCAGGGACGACCCTTGCACGGCTAAAGTGCGACAAGTTACCCTCCAGCAACTTCGGCTTCTTTGACGTTGCCAAAGTCGTTGAAACCTTGATTGCACCGACCAAGCCATCCTTGACCCAAACGGGATTCGTGGACCATGCTGGGTACTATGCTGGGTACCGATTGGACTTCATGGAGGAATACGGCAACACCCCAGTCGTTTACACGGGAACCGTTACCACCCTGTCGGGCCGTGTTGCCTTTGCTGGAAACTTGGAGCAGTTAGAACTTGCGACTTGGAGTGGTGGTCTGTACTTTCCAAGCGGTGTTATCGTCAACGATACGACCCGGATGCTGACAACCCCGACGACTCGCACGGTCTATGCGGACGGCTACGGATGGCTTTCCATCGGGCAGTTTAACTACGCAGTCGAGAAGGCTTACATCCAATACTGGAGCGCAACAGGAGCGACCTTTGCAAGGCAGTTCGATGTTTCTGCGTCGAGTGTATCGGGGTCCAATGTCGTCCGCTTCGGGGTCGGGCCAATGAACCTCAAAGCCCTCACGTCGGGACAATGCTCGGACGGCTTGGCAGGGTCAGTCAACTTCCAAGGCAATGCCGGGGACTTCTACGACGTTTACTTCCAAAAGGGGGCGAACATCACGATTCGTCAGAGGTACGTCATCGGGCAATGTCAGCGATTCAATTCCATCCCGGTACACTTCCAAAACAAGTACGGAGGTATTGACTCCTACACCTTCACG